GATATTCTGAATAGTTTGTAGTCCGCTTATCTGTGTGGTGGGATTATCTGTTTGTGGTACTATAAAGATAGTAATTCCATGAGTGGGAAACTAATGATAAGACCACAATTCAGAAGTATTGAGTAGGCAGGGAAACCTCTCACATTTCCCTGCTTCTTGTCAATCTTCCTTGTTATGTTCAAAACATAGGACTAAGTGTATAATCCCATTCTCATTCTTGAAAGCTATTCTTGGATTATCAACTTCCTTATATGTAATGGAAGTTATAATAATGGGGAACAGTTCATTCTCATTATAAAGTTTGAGGCTATTTGCAATATATTCATTAGAACTATATTCTGGGAGAATGAAACTGAACAAGTAGAGCTTGACATCATTGTATTGCTGCATTTTAGCTCTTAGTATTTCTTGCTTAGCAATTATTGCTTCGTAGATAGTGCTTAAATATGAACTGGATTGTATGATATATGGATTCATTGTTTTATTATTTAGTTGGTTAAGAATTAAGCCCACCTGTCACATGGGCTTTGCTATTGGTGGCTTATGCTTCCAGAGCTTCTTTCAATATCTTAATGAAGTCATTCTCTGATTTAATCTCTTTCCACTTATCCTCTTTGTAGTTCTTGTATTTCAGATTGTCAAGAGCTTTGAATGCCTGTTCTTCACTTGTTGATATGGCATGGCTGTTGAAACCTTTGATGAAGTAACGTTTGGTAATGAAAGAGACATCCATCTTAGCCGCCTTACATAGGTTGATGAATTTGTTCCCTCTTTCAATGTCAACCTTTGCATCTTTGGGGAATGTAAACCCTTCTCCTTGCAGTACATTGTTTACCTGTTTGTCAGATAGACTTTTACCTGTGTAAATCAGCATAGCAGTGGTTGGATTGAACCCTTCGTTTAGCAATTTTGCTACATTTTGGAACAGTTCATCATTGGAAGTCAAAGAAGCTACAACCAATCTGTCTTTTTTATCCCAACTGGTGCCTACATTATTAATATCGACCAAGTATTCACCAACATTCTCAATATCCCTAACGTGAACATTTGGAATCAAATTCTGATATTTCCCTGTTGCAATCAGTTTGGCGAATGCCGTACTTCTGTGTTGCCCATCAAGGATAACGAAGTAGTCTTTGGCTTCTTCCTTAGTCAGTTCCTTTCCATTGATGTCCGTTACAGTATAACCTGCTTCAATCAGTTTGAACGCTTCCATTACAATAATGGGGAAAGCCTTGTCATATTTATTGGCGGCTATCAAAGCTATAAAACCATCCACTTTCTTAGAGTTTACAGGTCTGTTGTTCTTTACAAATGCTATCTTCTTCTGTTGTTCCGTTCTTGCACCTGTTTCTTCATCCACTACAGAGAATGTGAAAGAACTGTTGACAGCTTTCTCCTTAGATATTCTTTCAAACTCCTTTGCCTGTTCCATTTGGGTTTTGGCTTCATCAACGACTTTCTGTTGTGCTGCTATTACAGCTTCGTTTCTGTTGCCTTTTACAAGGCGGTTCAGTTCTTTCTCTTCTTGCTCAAAGACTTTAGTCAGTTCTTCTATGTTACCCATAATTGCGTTATTTGATTCTACACTGTTGTTTACCATCTCTGTTGCATTTAAATTTAAATTTTCCATTGTAATTTATTTTTTAAGTTGTTATTACTAATTCAGTGCAACCCTCAAACCTATGTACACTTGGTTATCTGATTACGCTGCAAAACTACTTGCTTCTGGGCTGATTAAAAGAGAGAAATTAATGAGTGGTTTTACTTCCCCTCTTAATTGTCAGCTCTTCCGCTATCGTTTTGACGGTGCAAAGATGGGATATAATGGTAGGATTAAAAGAGAGAAAAAAAGTCCTGCTTTCATGTACCCTCTTAATGGTACGGAGCAGGACTTGATTGTTTATCAGTGTGTTATTAGAAGTATATGCTATTCACAGTATCAATTCTTTTGTCTTTATATTGCTTGATGTAACCTTTTAAAATATCTTCATCATCTGAGAATTTACTATGTTTAGATAGTTTGGTAAAGTAGATAAGCCTTGATATGAGCAATGTCTTACTAAGTGAAATGGTGCTTCCTTTCTTCTGTCTGACATTAAACTGTTTGTTATATGGCTCTAAATTGAAGAAGTCATTGAACATCTTATAGAACAGCCATATCTGAACGGATTCCTTTTCTTCTGCATGGGTGCTTATGCTGACTTGTTGGCTCTGCATCCAAGGATGTTCCTCTATCTCTTTTAGGTTGTTGGCAATGGTAGTAGCCAAGTAACCTATTGCATTGGCATTGTCAATTACTATCTGATGCTTGCCCTCAACCTTTACAGAGACTGTGATAGGCTTCTTAAAACTTACTCCAAATTGGTTAATCTCCTTATGGTTGTCAGCTATGGCTTTGGCGAATTTGATGAGCTGTTCTATTCCAATGCCTGTAGCTTTCATTCCGTCCAAGCACGTTCCACAAGTATAATCAAAGATGAACAGAAGTAGAAACCAGAACTTATCTATATCAACTCCTAAACCTTTCAGTGTATTCTGTATGTCCTCATTGGCGATATAATCTTCGTATGTGAAGTTGCCATATAGTTTATTCTGATTGTATCTCCTTATGAATAGAGGTAAGGCGGTAGTGCCACAGACGTATCTTTCTCCTGTGGCTGGGTCTATATCTATGTCTGGAACATATTTAACGGCTATGGCTTCCATGTATTCCAAACGGGTATCAATGCTTATGTAATCTTCCTTTAGCTTCTCCATAATTATTAGTTTAAGGCAAAATTAAAAAATAATCCCCACCTGCATTGCTACAAGTGGGGAATTTGTGGGTAGGATATGCTTTAGTAATCAGAATCTCCTGTAAACGTATCCATGAGTTTATCCATCTGCTCACCTATGCACTTGTCTATTAGCTTTGCATAGTGGGCAGTCATTCGTGTATTGGTATGTCCTAACATTTTAGAAACGACTTCCAGAGATATGTTATTAGCTAATGTAACGGTACTTGCAAACGTGTGCCTACTTGTGTGGAAGCAAATTCGTTTATTGATTCCACAGAGTATAGCTATATCCTTTAGATATTTGTTAATGTCCGCAGGGTCTTGAATAGGGAGTAATTTCTCTCCACCCTTGTACTTATCCAATATCAACTTGGCGATAGGGAGTAGGGGAATGCGTGATAAAACTCCTGTCTTAACCCTGCGTTTCTTAATCCATATTCTGCCTGCACTGTCTTTCTCAAAGTGTTCAGGGACTAAGGTTTTAATATCAATGTAGCTAAGTCCTGTGAAGCACCCAAAGAGGAACATATCTTTAGCTCGTTCCAATCGTGGCAGCGGAGTATCAAAGTTGATTATCTTCCTCAATTCTTCTTCATCCAAGAAATCAACTTCTACAGGTTCGCGTTCTACTTTATAAGCATTTACAGGATTGTAGGATATATAAGAGTTGGCAACAGCTAAATTTAGCAGCTTCTTTAAGAATTTTAAATGCTTGGTGCAGGAGTTTTGTCCCATCTTCTTCTCTCCTAAAAGGTAGGCATGGAATCCTTGAATGAAGCCCAAGTTTATCTCTCTTAAATATAAGTCCTTACGTTCATATTTCTGCTGAATGAACTCTTTGAATAGTCTGCCTGTATATTCAAACACCCAATAAGTGGCAGGGGCAACAGTTTTACCTACCATTGCTTTGCGCTCTGTGTTATGTTCGTTCAGAACATCCAATAAAGTCTTCTCGTTTAGGGCTTCCACCTTGTCTGTGATAGCTTCTTTTAATAGTTCAGCAGTGATAAGGTAGCCCTTTTGAAGTAGCTCAATTTCTTTCTGATATATCTTATTCCGTAGTTGAATCAGATAACCGTTGATTAGCCGCGCTTCTTCACTCTTGCCTTTTACAGCTTGCTTCTCTTTGTTCCAATCAGTAGCAGATATGTGTTTACCTGTACTAAAGTAGATTCTCTTTCCGTTGGTGGTGATTGAAACCTCAATAGGTGATAGACCTTTCTTGTTTTGCTTACTTTCTCTTAGTGAAAAGTAAACCATTGTACAATGTTTCTCCATTTTAAATTAAATGTTATATGGAGTGTATCGCATTGTATTATAGTTGATTATGCCAATTCTTGCAGCCGTTTTTTAAGAATGACAAATTCGGCTGCAAATCGGCTGCAAAAGTAACCTGTTTATGGCTTGATTTGAGGGGTAATTGGCTACTCTTTACATGAACTGTTTGGACTTAAATAAAGCAGGATTTATCTTGTTATCTCCTTACTGATTCACCATTCATTCACTCTAAATAGTGAGTGATGCAAGGTGCTTCAATCTGTTGTCTAAGCCAAGTTACCACAAATAAAAAACTCCTGCAACCACAAGGATTACAGGAGTTTATCTGTATTAAGTAACTTGAATTACTTGCTCAAAGCAGTAGCAACGTCTACAGCACAAGCCACAGTACATCCTACCATCGGGTTGTTAC